GACGCTGCCACTAAAACCTACGTTGATACTTCTATCGCGGCTGTCATTGACGGCGCACCTGCTGCACTAGACACTCTGAACGAGTTAGCTGCTGCATTAAACGATGATGCGTCTTTCCACACTACTATCACCAACTCTCTCGCGGGCAAGTTGCCGTTAGCGGGCGGGACTATGACAGGTCAACTGTCACTCGGTACGAACAAGATTGTCAGTGTAGGCGACCCTACTCTCGCGCAAGACGTAGCGACTAAAGCCTACGTTGATGCGGCAGACGGCACTGGACTCCCACTATCCGGTGGTACGATGTCCGGCGCTATTGCAATGGGTACTAACAAGATAACCGGAATGGGTGACCCTACATCAGCTCAGGACGCAGCTACGAAAGCGTATACAGATTCGATTCTAGGCAGTGCTACATCCGCAGCAGACTCAGCCTCAGCAGCAGCCACATCAGCTAGTAACGCATCCACCTCTGAGGGAAATGCATCTAGCTCTGCCTCGGCAGCCTCTGGTTCAGCTTCAGCAGCTTCTAATTCAGCATCAGCAGCAGCGGCTTCATTTGACGCATTCGATGACATCTACCTTGGCGCTAAGGCTTCTGCGCCTACACTAGATAATGACGGCGATGCTCTTGTGGCTGGTGCTTTGTACTTCAACACTGTCTCCGACACTATGTTCGTCTATAGCGGTTCATCTTGGGCTGCTGCTGGCTCTGCGGTCAACGGAACATCTGAGCGAGTTACCTACATAGCAACCTCTGGACAGACCACCTTCGCAGTAACATACGATGTGGGCTTTATAGACGTATACCTAAACGGTGTTAAGCTATTAAACACTACGGACTTTACAGCCACTGATGGCGCTAATGTCGTTCTAGTAACTGGAGCTACCACTGGCGACTCTGTAAACCTTGTGGCTTACGGTGCGTTTAACGTAGCCAATACTTACACGCAGACGGCAGCAGACGCTAAGTTCGCTCAGGTATCTAACAACTTATCTGACCTTGCCAGTTCAGCTACGGCTCTGACTAACCTTGGGCTAACAGCTACGGCGGCAGAGTTAAATTACAGTGACGGTGTTACATCTAACATACAGACTCAGCTAGACGCTGCTGGTGCAGGCTCTGTCACCTCTGTAGGTGGTACAGGTACAGTCAGTGGACTAACACTTACAGGCACAGTAACAAGCTCTGGAGACTTAACGCTCGGTGGTACGCTTGCAGATATAAACTTAGCCTCTGGTGTAACAGGCACTCTGCCCGTAGCTAATGGCGGAACAGGAATAACGGCAGCAGGGACTAGCGGAAACGTATTAACTTCTAATGGGTCTGTATGGGCCAGTACAGCTCCTGCTGGCGGTGGTGCTTGGGAGTTAATATCCACTACTACCGTTTCTGGAAGCCCCCAAACAATTAACATAACTTCTGGGATAGACTCATCTTATGATAACTATGTGCTAGTTGTTAACAACCTGACCATGACCGTAGTTGATTCTTGCTATATGCGCTGGTACAAGACGGGTTCTTTAATCTCAAGCAGCACATATGACTTTACTGAAATAGGTTCAAGCGTAGCGGGGCGAGCAAGCCAAAGCCGTATAAATCTGCCCAGTCCATCACCGGCGGGTAGTTCTGTAAACGGCTATTTTTATTTGCTTAACGCCAACAGCACAACCGCAAGAGGCGCAGGCTATTTATCTCAATTCCAAAGATCAAATGAAATGAGGTTTGCCTCAGGAAGCTCAAACAACAGCGGGGCAGTAACTGGCTTACAGATTCTAACAGAAGTAGCGGCAACCTTTACCACGGGGACTGTTAGGCTTTATGGTATTAAAAACTCATAGGACAACGAACATGGCGCGTTACAAATCAACTCCAGAAGGTACATTTCCGTTTACTCCAGAAGAAGAGTCTGAGTGGGATGCAATAGACGCTGAATATGCAGCAGGCGCAGATGACCGAGAGGCCGTGTCAGTACGCACAGAACGCGACTCACTCCTAGCAGCAACAGACTGGACAGCCTCCACAGACGTTACAATGACTGCTGAGATGACAGCCTATCGTCAAGCCCTTCGCGATGTACCTGCCCAAGCAGGATTCCCTAACACAATTGATTGGCCGGAGCAGATATGAGTAACCCAAGAGACATAGCCGATAGCGCGGCAACGATTAACTACATTGACAATGTTACCTCTGACGTACAGTCTCAGATAAATACTCTGGACAATGCGCTAGATAACATCTCTGTTACCAGTGGCACGCTAACCAAGACCTTCACTACTGGCGAGTCATCTACCATAAACCTGACTAGCTCTGTGCTTGCGCCAGTGGTCAGTGTGACTAAAGAAGTCCCACAGTCAGGCGTGACTAACAACAATTGGGATGTTAATTCGACTACAGAGAATTACACGCGCATTAATAGTGCTTATGCGACTACGTTGGATTTTACTGGTGGCGCTTCTCCGTTTGTACTCGGCACAGGCTCATTCGCCTCAGCAGACGTAGGCAAGACCATCGAAGCCAATGACGGCGTGTTTGTTTTAACAGCCACAGACGGCTCTTTTGTAGAAACCACAGCACCTACATCATACGATCAAGTCGCATCAGGCTCTTGGGAGATGTACGGCGTTGTCTATAATGCTGCGGATGGGGATTTGCAGTTGAGTGGTGGTTTAATTAGCACAATTAATACACTAGATGCTTTGGGCGATTCAAGCGCAATAGCTTTATATCAGCTAGATGGAAACGCAAACGACACTGGCGGCACTTACAACGGCACTTGGACAGGCACTGCGGCCTATACTACTGGTAAGTTTTCACAAGCCGCTGATTTTAACGGATCAAGCCATATAGACACAGGCGTTACTTATAATCCTTCTAACACCGTTCGTACTATGTCTTTTTGGGTAAACACATCAACAAGCCAACTTAGTCATATCTCATTGTTAGAATCAGGTACTGCTTCAGGATTGTATTTTAATGGGTTTGTTTTAAGCTATTGGATAAATAACGGAATGGGTTTTAGCACTGGGTTTACTCTTACTTCCGGTACTTGGCATCATGTTGTATGGGTAATTGGAAACGGAACACTAAAAATATATGCTGACAATACTCTTTTAATTAACCAGTCAGTTAGTGTAAATAATTCTACGCATGAAATAGTCATTAACTCAGGAATTACACCTGCAACTTGTGCAATAGACCAATATAGAGTTTTTAATAAAGAGTTATCTTCTGCAGAAGTATCGGCGCTTTACGTTGAAGGAGCATTATTAACCCCAACAGGCTACCAACCAGTACACACCACAGCCTCAATAGACACTCAATACTGGACTGACATCAACTCAATGACAGCAGACCAAGCCGCAGGTGACGGCAATGTCTACTACGCTATCTCTACAGACGACCGTACAACGTGGACTGTTATAGATAACACAGATGGCGAGAGAGACATTGTTCGTAACAACGCAGGGACTTGGGAATATAACTCTAACGCCACATACGGCTCAGAGACTTGGACTGCTGGTACTACTAATACAGAGCTAGCTACGATTGCTGAGGCTATGGATACAGCTCAAAACAAAATGGACAAGACTCAGCTAGACGCTGTTACAGACCCGAACCACATAGCGCTTGGCGACGATCTTGATCTATCCATTATCTTCAACATGACCAGTGGAGGTACAGCACCTTCATCGGACGGTGTAGCGATTAACTACGATGCTAACGTGTTGAACAAAGGCGCTGTTTTAGGCACTGATTATGACTTTGATGCTCCTGCGGGTGACAAAGTTAGGATTACAGCGGTCGGTGCGGGTAACTATAAGGTTCGGGTGGTTTAACCAAACCTTATGTCGATAAAACGCAGAAAAGTGTACACATTGATTTAATATGCCGCAGGAAAATGTATGAGCTTAGTAGATTACGCCAAGACTGACCGTCAGCGCGAAGCGATTCAAGTCTGGGAAGACTGCGGTCGCAACGCAGCACAAGCAGCGGGAAAACTAGGTATCCATCCCTCTACTATGCGCGACTATGTGTCTATGACTAAGAACGCTGCGGCTGCGGCGGGGTACTCAGATAACTGGGACGCTACTCGTCATGTGCCAGAAGGCGAGATGGTTATTGGTCGGTCTATCTACACCTCAGACGATGAGGGTAATAAGGCGTGGCTAAAGACTAAACGTACGCTAACCGAGGCAGCAAGAGATAAAGCTCTACAGGGTTTTGTTGGCGGTCTGACAAAGGGTCTACCAAAGTACAAGCCTAAAGCTAAGCCTAAGACAAAGAAGCTTGCTGACGACTTATTGCCTACGATTGTAATAGGTGACGCACACTTCGGTATGAGGGCTGACGCGAGGGAAACTAAGTCTAGGGATTACGACACCAAGATAGCCTCTAGCGATATGCTAGATGCGATTTCGTACTTAGTAGAATCTTCTCCTGCGTCAAGTCAGGCATTGCTTGTAAATGTCGGCGATTTTATACACGCTAATGGATCAGGCGGTACAACCTTCGCGGGGACTAAGCTAGACGTAGACACTCGAATAGAGGTAGTACTAGAGATAGCCGCTCAGACGTTTATGTTTGCTATTGATAAGATGTTAGCCAAGCATCAGAACGTAACTGTCATTATGGCTCGTGGTAACCACGATTCAGACACAGCCATTGCCCTCGCGTTGATCTTAAAGTTCTATTACTCAAAAGAGAAAAGGGTAAAGATACTAGACCCTCACGGCTTCTTCCATACTTTACAGTTTGGCAAGAACCTTATAGCAGTACACCACGGAGATAAGGTTAAAGCAGCAAAGCTAGGGGCTATCCTGCCTAAGATGCTACCTACTCAGTGGTCATCTACTAATTACCGCAAGTGGATAGTAGGTCATGTCCACCATCAGAACGTCTTAGAGACTGATAACGGTGTGTTTGTAGAAACCTTTGGAACATTAGCACCACCCGATTCTTGGCATGCAGGGGCGGGGTACGGTGCGGCAAGCGTGATGAATCAGATTGTATTTCACAAAGACGGTGGCGAAGCTATCCGTCACGTTTATCAAATCAGAGACTCTCGTAAAGTCCCTGACCTGACATTATAGGTGTAGTATGGATTATCAAGTCATGTTCAACGTAACAATAGCAGTAGCGGGATTCGTTGTTGGTTGGTTAGTTAATCGAGTCTTTGCATTATTGGATAGGATTGATGCTGACATGAAAGCCATACCTATTATGTATGTAGCTAAAGAAGATTACCGCGATGACATACGAGAAATCAAAGAGATGCTCGGGGCTATCTTTAAACGACTTGACACCAAAGCTGACAAATAAGGAACGACTATGAAATACGTTAAAACAATAGGCAAATTTGCCAAAGCTAAATTTATGAGTTCAACGGATGAGCAAGCTACTATTGCCATATTGTTGGCTGTGTTTTTACTTGTCGTGCTTGCGGTGGCTTAAATGTTAGCAATGTTAGGATCGCTCATCGGGCCAGTGTCTGACTTATTAGACAAGGTAATACCCGATAAAGATCTGAAAGAAAAGTTAGCTCATGACATTGCGACAATGGCAGAGCGTTATACGCACGAACAGGTTAAGGCGCAGCTAGAGATCAATAAGATCGAAGCCAAGCATAACAGTATGTTTGTTGCCGGATGGAGACCTGCTTGTGGATGGGTCTGTGTATTAGGAATGGCGGGTAACTTTCTAGTCATCCCTTTCGCGAACATGACTTTGAATCTGCTTGAGACAGGCGTTGAAATTCCGATGATTGACCTTGCTACAATGCTACCTGTGTTAATGGGCATGCTTGGTCTCGGTGGACTACGCAGTTTTGAGAAGGTTAAGAAAGTAGAGCGCAGCAACTAGGAATTATTATGGGTACTACAGTTGGCTTAAACCCAAGCAGCATGGTATACAACTCAAATACTGGGACTTACCAAAGTGCGGGTAGCCTTTATGGGAATGTGTCTGCTGCCGGTGGCTTCGATCAGTCCGAGATAGACTTTGTTACCAACCTAATAAACTCTGGGCAAATGTCAATTGCGGATGTAGCCCGAGAGTTTGGCTTACCTGAAAGCGCAGTTGCTTCTGCGTATGCGGCTAATTTGCCTGCTCCGGAATCTATTTATGACAATCTTGATATAAATAGTGTTTATCTTGCGCCTAGTGAAACTAGCGGCGATTTATACCCCGAGGACGATTTTGTTAACATAGATGAGTCCGGCCGGGACTTTGAAGCACAAGTATTTGAAAAGGGAGACTCAGATGTATTTCAGTCAGACCAGGGTGGATCGCGTTACTACGGTGACACCTCTGCCCCTAGTTCTGCGCAAGACATGTTTAATCAAACATATGCAGAGGCAATGGCTAACGAAAAGTTAGCTGCCGATCTAGAAACTCAAGATGTTCCATCATTTGTGTCTAGCGAAGACTACTTTGCGCAAATGGGCGATACATTAACATCGCTTGGACTTCCTTCTACCGCTGCAGAGTATGAAAACATTAATGAAAACGCCTTACTTACCCCTGACCTGTATCCTAACCTAGATCCGGAAACAATTGTTACTGACGACCCCGAAACAGAGTGGGAAAAAGTAGACAAGACCAAAGACCTCGCGTCTATCTTTGAAGATGCGCTAGACATATTTGGAGCGTATGACCGCAACAGTATTCGTAAGGTTGTTGACATAGTAAATGATCGAGGAGTCTCTGCTCAAGAAGTAGCTACGATCACAGGTAATACTGTAGAAAGCATTAACCAAGCAGCGGCACAGTCAGACACAGCAATCAACAACCAAGGCACAGCAGGTGATGGTGCGGGAGATACTGGCACAGGTGATACTGGCGATGTATTCAACGAGGCAACTGACCCTCTTAACACAGGAGCAGTCTTGACCAATGGCGGGGCAGTTACCAATAATGACACGGTCATTAATAATGGTGAATTGGAAAACGATGATGACGGGTTAGACGACACAGTTGTAGACGACACAGTGGTAGACGACACAGTTATAACTGACGATACTCCGGTTATCCCTGTCTTAGATACTCCGGTTATTGCTGAAGACCCCAATGTTATTGTTAACGACACGCCTATTTTGCCAACAATTATGCAGCCAACCCCAAAACCAACCACTAACATTTCGTTGTTTCAGTCTATCCAAAATACCCCTGTTACTGACTCGCTCTTCTTTGAGCCAAAGTTTACAGAGCTAGACAACATTCCTGTCGGGATGTTCGAGCGATTCTTGCAAGCCACTGGAGGCAGGTAGATGACATACTTAGAAGCAATTAACAACGTCCTCCGCAGGTTAAGAGAAGATGAAGTATCAACCACTAGCGAGACTTCTTACTCTGCTTTGATAGGCGACCTAATTAATGACGCGAAAAAACTAGTAGAAGATTCGTGGACATTTTCCTCACTGCGAAGCACTATCCAAGTTGCTACGGTCGTAGGTCAGGCAGAGTATTCGCTTACTGGCTCAGGGCAGAGTGCAGTGATTAAGCAAGCAATGAGCAGCAGCGGTCACGGATTCTTGACGCTAAACACTGTGCCGTATTTTGATAACGTATACTTTAATCAAACTCCCGCGAATGCAGTGCCTACCGACTACATTGTCAGTGGAGTAGATGATAATGATGATCTGAAGGTAAAGGTCTATCCACAACCTGACGCTGTGTACACGCTACGGTTTGATATTGCTGCACCACAGGCTCTATTAACGGCAGATGCTACCAAGATCAAAGCCCCGTATCATCCTATCGTACAGATGGCCTACGCTATGGCTCTTCGCGAAAGAGGTGAGACAGGTGGTCAGTCAGCAGCAGAGCAGTTTGCCGTAGCTTCATCAGCATTGTCAGATGCAATTGCCGTAGACGCTAACAGATACCCCTTAGAAACAACTTACATGGTGGTGTAGATGGCTCAACAATTACAAAGCATTACCATTACAGCTCCAGGATTTGCGGGCATTAACACCCAAGACGCACCTCTCGCGCAAGAGCCTAGCTTTTCTGCTGTTGCAGACAACTGTGTCATTGATAAAGAGGGCAGGATAGCCGCGAGGAAGGGCTACAGCATGGTGTCTACTAACGGAGCTGCGGTACTAGGCAGCTCTGACGGCATTGAGTCTATGGGCGAGTTTGTTGCTAATGACGGAGATGCCCTTTTCTTCTCGGCAGGTAACAACAAAGTATTCTCAGGCACAACAACCCTGACTGACCTGACCCCTGCGGGATATGCTATTACCGCTAACAATTGGAAGATGGTCAACTTCAACGACTCAATGTACTTCTTTCAGCGTGGATACGAGCCGTTAGTTTACAAAGACAGCACTAGCACTTTCGATCCTATGTCAGACCACGGACACGCTACAGGCACACCACCGGAAGGCAATGAATGCCTTGCTGCGTTTGGTCGGTTGTGGGTGGCAGACTTTACAGACAATAAGTCTACGATCTACTGGTCTGATCTACTTAACGGCGCACACTGGACAGGAGGTTCTACAGGCTCGATAGACATAACTACGGTTTGGCCTACAGGATACGATACAATCGTTGCCCTTGCAGCTCACAATGGATTCCTAGTGATCTTCGGCAGGAACTCTATCGTCTTGTATTCAGGAGCGGAAAGCCCCGCTAATATGACCCTCGCGGATACCATATCTAATGTGGGTTGTGTGTCGCGAGATGCAGTGGTATCTACTGGTAAAGACCTTATCTTTCTTGATGACTCTGGGGTCAGAAGCCTAGCAAGAACTATTCAAGAGAAATCAGCCCCTATTGGTGACATCTCTAAGAACGTCAACAACGACATTAAGTCTCTCTTCGCGGCAGAAACAGGTAACATTAGCATGCACTACTCTCCTCGCGAGGCGTTTGTGTTACTAAACTTCCCAGAGCTTGCTGTAGTATACTGCTTTGACACACGCTTCCCCTTACAAGATGGTAGCTTTAGGGCTACGACATGGTCTCATCTCAATCCCTTGTCCTTCGCGACTACTTCTACTGAGGCTTTGTATCTTGGAAACAGTGAAGGGATAGCCCAGTACACAGGGTTCTTAGATGGTACGACCAGTTATCTTTTGAGTTATTTCAGTCATCCGTTAAGTTTTGGCGACACATCAAACCTAAAGTTTCTCAAGAAGATTAACTTAACTACGTTTGACGGGGCTGAGGCTACGGTAGTTTTGAACTGGGCATACGATTACTCTGGTGCTTACAAGAAACAAGCCTATACTTTGCCTCAATCAAATGTGGGACAATACAACATCTCAGAATTTAACACGGAAGCAGAGTACTCATCTTCGATTGCTCTGATTACACGCAAGAAAATCAATACGTCAGGGCAGGGTACGGTAGTAGCTGTGGGCGTAGAGACAACAGTTGAGGGCAAGACTATTGCCTTGCAAGAAATCAATATTCAAGCCCTCATGGGAAGGATTGTGTAATGTCTAACTACACGAAGATAACAAACTTTGCAGCAAAAGATGCAATGGTTAGCGGTAACCCCGCTAAGGTCATCAAAGGGTCAGAAGTAGGCGCTGAGTACGATGCAGTCTCGGTTGCAGTAAACAGCAAGTCAAACTCTGAGTCACCCACATTCACAGGAACAGTAACCGCAGCTAACCTCAGCGTTAGTGGTACGTCTACGTTCGGTACTATTGATGGAGGTACTTACTAATGGCTTGGTATGATAATTTATTTGGCGGTACTACGGGTGGCTTGCTATCTTCTATAGGTGGCGCAGCCGCTCAACAGAAAGCAATCAGCGACATTGAAAAAGCAGGTGAGCGTGACGTAAGAACGGTCTACGGCAACATGATGCCCGACCCTACTAGCGGTGGATTGATGGGCGAGATAGGTCGTCAGTCTACATTTAAACCCTTCGGCGTTACCACTCCTACTGGTGCAAGGGCTACGTTTGGCTCTACTGGCAACCTAGATACAATGCTCAGTCCTACCGAACAAGCTCTACAAGAGCAGATGTTAGGCTTTGGTACTCGCGCATTTGGATTCTTAGATGATCCTGCTGCACGAGAAGCAGAGCAAGGCGAGATTATCCGCATGCTGACGCAAGACCCTACGCAAAGAGGTGCGCGAGAGCAGGAAATAATGGGCAACCTAACAGCCCTGCAAGCACCTGAGCAGGAACGTCAGCGCCTAGCCCTTGAAGAGCGTCTATTTGGTCAAGGAAGGACGGGTGTACAGACCAGTATGTTTGGTGGGACACCTGAGCAACTAACCCTGGAGAAGGCCATACAAGAGCAGCAAGCGGGTTCTGCATTAACAGCTATGGAACAGGCTAGAGCAGAGCAAGCGTTAACCTCGCAGCAAACACTGGCAGGTTTAGGGGAAACACGAGGTCGGTTTGATTTGTTGGGTCAGCTAGGGCTACAGTCTCTCCCTGCTGCTTACCAAGGCCAGAACCAACTCCTCGCGACTCTATCTCCTGCATTGCAAGCATCACAGATTGGTGCGGGTCTACAGTCTACCGGCTTAGGCATAGGCGCAGGACTGGCAGAGTCTACTCTTGAGTCGCAGCTTGGTTACTCGGCACTTGCTAATGCGCTACGTCAGCAGCAGTTCCAAGGTCTGTTTGATCTGCTTAAGGGTGAGCAAGCCGCCAAAACACCGCAAGCGCAAGATGGCTCTGCTTTAATGCAAGCCTTGTTTGAGCTAGGTGTTGGTAACAACAATCCCAACCCAACGGGAACATAGGAGTTAAACAATGCCTATTAATATAAGCACACTCTTCGCGGATATCATTGACACTCCCGAACAGCGTCAGCAGAAACTACTACAGCAAGGCATGGCTCAAGGTCAGCTACTAGCATCAGGTCTGACAGGAAGAGCTAGAGCATTAGCCCCTCTTGCCCAGATGGCAGGTCAGCTAGGCGTACAGCGTAACGAAGACTTGCGCCGTGCGGTACAGCCTATGCTTGGGATCGATCCAAGGACTACGGGTGAGAAGCTGCAAGAAGCGTTAAGCAAAGTAGACACTTCTACTCCTGCGGGAATGTTACAAGCAGCAAACATGGTTCAGTCTATAGACCCGCTTCGCGCTGCTACCCTGCGTCAAGAAGCCGCGAGACTAAGAACTGAAGCAGAAGACAGAGACCTTACTCGCAGAACGCAAGAAGCAAGTCTGAGAACTTCTGGATTGCAAGAAGCAAGTGCTGCTTTGCAAATCTCCGAAAGAGGTCAGGCTGTTATTGATGCGCAGAACTACAGAACAAACTTGCCTACATTAGCAACGGCAGTTAGAAAGCTCGGCACGGAGTACGACGCCATAGCCACTGGTATCGAGAGTGGAGTTCTTGATCCAAAAGACGGAATGCGTGACGTTGCTTCTATCCAATCCGCACAGTTTAGAGCAACACCTAAAGCAGAATTTAAACCAATCCCCGCAAACCAACGCGATGGTTACTTAGAGTTAGCTAGGGAGCGACCAGTATTAAACAAAATGCTTAAAACAAAAGGTTGGTGGGGTGGTGATCCAGACGTAAGCGAAGCAAGGCTCTTAGAACTTGCGGGAAAATTTAGCTCAATGCCTAGCAACATAAACAAAACTCCAAGCGAAATCTTGGAGTTGGTCGAAGCATCTATTACTACCGGTACTGGTGCAGACTTATTAGAAATAGATGTTGAAGAAATGGCGCAAGACATAGCAGGAGAATCTTCATTAAACGACAATCCTGAAGCTGCAGAAGCAGCGGCTCAAGAGGCTGCTGTTCAATTAGCAGGGACTGCACCTGCTTCTCCTCAGTTCCCTGACACGATTAGTAAAGAGGATGCCGCTAAGTTAGATGAAGTTCCTGTAGGTTACACACAAATGAGTAGCGGCTTATTAAAACTTACTAATTTAAACGCAGCGGAGCAAAACGTCACAGATCAAAACAATGCAGCGATTCAAAAGCTAGTGGTCGAAGAGTATCAAAAAATTAAGCCAACAGGCTCTGCGTACAATTCGGCAGCATTTGAGAAAGCTAGACAGAATGTAATGGCTCGTCAACAATAGTGGTGAACTAATGGCAGATTTATCTACACTCAGCAAAGCCGACCTTGAGCTTATCGCTGCTAAAAAGTTTGATGAGATATCTCCCGAAGCGCAAGCAGTATTAAATATGAGCTTCCCATCAAAAGAGCCATCTGTATTTGATAAGTTTGCTTATGCTTACGAATCTGCTGACACAGATATTGGAAACGCTTTAACATATATTGCAAGCGAATTTCCAATGGGGAAGATTGGCATTAACCTTCGCGAAGGTCTGACTTATACGCCGCCAGAAGAAATTTATGGCAAGCAATACATGAACTCTTCGCCCGATGTTAGGCGACGGGTAATGGAGCGCACAAAAGAAATTCAGCTCCAACAAAAATATCCTGAAGCATCTCAGCAAGAAGGCATGGGAGGTGCGGCAGGTATTACGGGTACGATTATTGGCTCTTTAATGAGTCCTACTACTTTGATCCCTATATCTAAGGCTTATCAAGGATACAAGGGTTTGGCTGTTGTAGGCGCTGCATTTGGCGCAGAGTACAGCGCGTTAGAGCAGCTTGCTAAAACCGGAGAAATAAATCCACAGGAGCTTGCATCTGCTGCTGCGCTTGGAGCAATTGCTACTCCTGCGACATCAGCTTTAATTAAAACGCTTACCCCTGCTACGCGAAAGGCATTGATTAAACGCAATTCGCCAGAAGCAAAAACAAAAGCAGACAAACAGTTTGATGACATTGAAGAAATTGTGTTTGAACAAAGAGCCGCAGGGGTAGAAAACTTAGATGAAATAAATACAACCGTTCAAAATAGATTAGGCATTGATCAATCACAGCTTGATGAAATATTAATCTTGTCTGACAGAAAGCTACAAGTTCCGTCAGTTGAGAATGCCAATATGGTTATTGAGGCGCGAGCAGCAAACATTGCGCCATCAGCAGCAGCGGGAATGTCTAAAACAGCAGAGAATTTTTTAGGCGTTATATCTACAGGCGTCAAAAACATTAGCCCTAAAGCGCATTCATTGCTTGTTAAAACTGATTACAATATTGCAACCGAATCTTCTAAATATTTAGAGCAAGTTAAACCCCTGACTCAAGTGCTAGACAAAATGAGCAAGACTGACGCTCGCTCTGTGGCAAGAGATTTAGCCAACGGTGAGTTTGATAACGCTGTGTCTAAGATGAGTAGGTACGATACCAATAGCTCAGATTACATGAAAGCTGCCAGAGAAACGCTAGAGGATATTCACAAAAGATTAACCAAAGAAGCAGGGTATGAAGACCTTGGTTATGTGGAAAATTATTTCCCACGCCAATTAAAAGATTACAAAGAGTTTCTTAAATCCATTAACGCTACAGACAAGAGCCAAATTGATCGAGCCTTCGCGGCAAAAGCAAAATCACTAGGGCTAAAATCAGCAGACGACCTTGGTTCTGGTGATAGAGTTGATATTATTAATCAAGTCATGCGCGGAAGAAAGCCAATTGTGGTGGACGCAAAGCCCGGATTTACTGGGAAAAGAGCTGTAGGCAAAATTGACGATAGGCTTATAGAGCAATACCAAGACCCGAAGACAGCATTAAATTCTTACATCATGAAATCGGTTAACGATCTGCACAAAAGAAAGTTTTTTGGCAGAGGCTCTACTGTAAAAGATACAGGCGTTCAAGAAATCAACCTTGCAAATTCTATTGGCGGATACTTGGATGACGCTGTTGCTAAAGGCGAGATGGCTGCTGATGACATGGGCAGAATGGCAGAACTTCTTGAGGCAAGGTTTGGTTTAGGCGAAGCCAGTGCAAACAAAATCAATCAAATGTTTAGAAATATAGGCTACCTCACCACCCTTGGTAATCCGTTTTCTGCTTTAACACAGATTGGCGATATTGGAATGTCTGCTTATATAAATGGATTTAAACATACAATTTCATCTATGCTTGGAAGAAAAAATGTAGATATTTCTGATCTAGGACTAGACAAGGTGATTGGGCAAGAGCTTGCGACTGTAGGCAAGACCGCAAAATTGCTAGACAAAACTCTTGGAGCAGTGGGATTTAAGGCCATTGATAAGCTAGGCAAAAACACTCTAATCAATTCATCTTTTAGAAAATTTAAAGGCATGTCTAACAGCGCAGACGGAGTAGAGTCATTGCGCAAAAAGTACGGGGTCATGCTTGGTGATGAATTTAAAAACACAATGAGCGATCTTCGCGCAGGAAACATTACCGAAAATGTAAAGCTAATGTTATTTAACGAGTTGTCAGGCGTACAGCCTATTAGTCTTTCGGAAATGCCGTTAAACTATTTGCGCAACCCTAACGGAAGAATCTTTTACTCGCTTAAAACATTTGCTATTAAACAGCTAGACGTAATGCGCAGAGATATTGTGCAAGAAATTAAGTCTGGCAACAAAGCCGAGGGAGTTAAAAACTTAGTCGCTTACATGACAATTATCCCGATGATGGGAGCAACTGTTGAAGAGGCTAAAGACATGCTCCGAGGACAAGGCGGTTCGGTCGATGATATACCGGACAACTACATTGACAACTTGTTTAAAGTCTTCGGTGGAAGCCAGTACGTCATGGACAAATATGTTGGCAAAGGCCAGATAGGCACTGCGATTGGTGAGATTATTGCTCCTCCTACGGACTGGATTAACTCGATCTCAGAAGACGTTTGGAAGGTTGCTTCTGGCGAGTTTGTAGGTAGCGACTCCAAGATGATGCGAGAGCTACCTATAATCGGCAAAGTTTGGTACAACTTCTTTGGTGGAGGATTAGAAAAAGCAATGGAGTTCGAGCAAAAGCAGCGCCTTAACTAAAACTTAGGGACGCGCCTCTCGCT